TTTTAATGAAGCACATAAAAGAAATTATCATAAAGCTACAGAAGAATTTGCCTTAGCTGCAATTGGAATGAGCTATATGCAAGATCCTTCTACTAGAACTTTTGATAAAACTTCAAATATATGGGCATCCGATTGGACTTGCTACTGGAAAAATAGTTTACCAGAATATAAAGAATGGATTTTTGAAGATTATATGAATGGAAATAAAATTCAAGTTAAACCTTGTATTGTCCATTTAATGAAATCTAAAGAAATAATGATTGCACATTATGATCTTAATATAAACAATGCTAAAGGATGTGGATGTAAAAAAGATAAAAATATAGCATTGCCAAAAACTAATATTGATATTAAAAATGGATTTTGGACAGGACATGAAATGCTAGGTGATGTTATTGGATTTTGTGCTGCTGCTCATTTATTGCATCATAAAACTGGAAAAATAATTAAAATAAATTTTGAAGCAAAAAGAAAAGATGCAGCTAAATATTTTGAAGGAATAAAATGGGTTCCAAAAAATAAAATACCAAATGCTATAGATTGCGGAATCCCACCACAAGTAAACGAATGGGATAAATTCAATGGAGTTAAAAGATTTTATAGATTTATGGACCCAACTATGTCGCCAGGAAAAAGTTTTGATATTCATATGAATTGCAAAAAGAATAAAAAGTCTGAAAAATTAATAGGACTTATAACTCATGCTAATACACAAGGAGATATACCTAGTGAAATAGTAGATGATATGGTTAATAAAGCACGCAAAAAATATCCAAAACATAAAATTGTTTTATTTGGAAATACTGATAATAAAATAATTCCAAAAGATGTTGTTGATATGCGTCAAGAAAAAGGCGATATTAATTGGATTATAAATTTCATGAAAAAACTTGATCTATTAATAGCTCCACAAACAGGACCTTGTTTTATTGCAGCAGGATTAAAAATTCCTATGTGGATATATAGAAGCAGAGAACCACATTGGGATTATGTTTTAAATTATGATACTCATAAAGTAGAAAAATGGTGGGATAGAAAATATGATGTTAAAGAAGACTTTACAGTAATGTGTAAATTAAATGGATGGGAAGGTCCAGCCACAGGATGCGGTTCACGCCCATCTGCAAACAAAGAATATTTAAACATAATAAAAAGAATAATAGATTGTACTCCATCAATAAATACAGTTATAGATTTAAGTTGTGGTAATTTTAGTTTAATGAAAGAACTATCCCATAGTAAAAAATATATAGGAATAGATGCTTCAAGCCATATAATAGCTCAAAATAATAAATTTTTCAAAAAAGATAATATTTCATTTCAATGTAAAAACATTATAACTGATGATTTACCAGTAGGAGATTTAGTTATAATCAAAGATTTTTTACAACATATGCCAAATGAATATATTCATATTATTTTAAATAAATTGAAAAAATATAAGTATTGCATAATCGTTAATGATTATACCGATAAAGTTGCAAATGATATAAAAATTGGAGAATGGCGACCATTAAATGTTTTATTAGATCCATTCAATATTGATGGAATTCCTATATATGACTATATAGGTAAACAAGTTATATTATGGCAACCTAATAAATAATTTATTATTTTATTATATCATTTTCTGATAATTTAATTTTTTGTAATATCGTCCAATTTTTATGATGGGTGCGTTGTTTATTAGCAACTTGACTCATTAAACTTTGTATTAAATTATTTTGTTTACAAAATTGTTTTAAATTTATAGTTTCGTATATATTTTTTTCAGGATCTAAAATAATATATTTATATTTTTCTTGTCTTTTTGATAATTTATCATGATAATTTTTATCATAATAATTTCTATTAGGAGATTTGCCTAATTTTGATTTGCTTATTTTATCTTTTGTGATTTGTGTATGTTTTTTATATAGTCTGTGTTTATTAGCTTCGCTTATTTTTAGTTTAGCTTCTGGTGTATGTTTAAATCCCCTTTTAATATTTCCAATTTTAATTTTAGTTTCTTCTGTATGTTTACCATATGCACCACCTAAATCGCAATTATATCCATTATGAATACTATTATAAAATTTAATCCAATATTTTTCAGCATCATCTAATTCTTCTTGACTATAGCATATATCTATCATATTATATTCAAAGTTTTCAGGACCATATTTTTTAAGAGCATTATATATTTTTGGTTGTTGATGGATTCTTCCTCCATTTATATTTTTATAAATACTCATTCTAATTTTATAATGCCATGTTTGTCCGACATAATGTTTTCCAGAAGGACTTGTAAGTAGATAAATATATGCAACGTTTGATTCCATATTAATTTCCTTTTATAAAATGTTCAATTTCTTTTTCTGAATAAAAATATTTTCGTTCTCCTATTAAATATCCTTTCAATCCTTTAAATTTTCTCCAATTTCTTATTGTTTCCATAGCAACATTAAATTTTATAGATAATTCTTTAGCAGTATAATAAGTTTCATTATTAATAGTTGTTGACATATATCCTCCATAATAGGTATTTATATTCCATTATAACATATTATGAAAGATTTTATTTAGTATGCAAATTTATCATAGATTTATTCTAATATGCACATAACGAATACATTTTTAATGAATTTTTTTGAATTAATTTTTTTATAGTGTAGAATATACACAGTGAACAACACAACAAACCCTTTAGAAAGGAAATAATATGAGTAAAATCACAAACATCCAACTAGTAATCATAGATCCTCAAAATGATTTTTGCGACCCAAAAGGAAGTTTATTCGTTCCAGGCGCAGATCAAGATATGAAAGTACGTTTACCTAAAATGTTAAATCGCCTAAAAGGTAAAATTGATGAAGTGCATACAACTCTTGACTCGCATCACAAATTTGACGTTGCCCATCCTATGTTCTGGAAAGATAGCTCTGGTAAGCATCCTGGCCCATTCACTTGCATTACTGCACAAGATGTAGAGCAAGGAAAGTGGACTACAAGCGTTCCTAGCCTATATAAGAGAACTTTAGAGTACGTTCGTACTTTGGCTAAGAATAATCGTTATCCTTTAGTTATTTGGCCAGAACACTGCCTAATTGGTTCTTGGGGTGCAGGAGTAGTTCCAGAATTGTTTGAAGAACTAAAAGCATGGGAAGACCAAGTTGCTATGGTTAATTGGGTAACGAAAGGGTCTAATCCTTACACTGAACATTATTCTGGAATATGCGCTGATGTACCCGATCCTACTGATCCCACTACCCAAATAAACAGGCAATGGATTGAAACATTAGAAAACGCTGATATTATTGCAATTGCTGGTGAGGCATCAAGCCATTGTATTGCTAATACAGTTCAAGATATTTGTAACAATTTCACAGATCCTAAATATGCTCAAAAATTAGTTATTCTTGAAGATGCCATGAGTGCGGTTCCATCATTTGAGAAATTAGCAGATAATTTTTTTAATGATATGAAATCAAAAGGTGTTCAATTTGCCAAAACCACTGACTTTTTAATTTAATAACAACGAAAGGAATATTATATGCCTAAATTTAATACAACTACTCAAGACCTTGAACAACATAAACTTCCTACAGGAAGTTACGGATTCTCTGCTACAAAATTAGACGTTTTAGGAGCTACAGAATATACTTTAGCTACTATTATTCTAGATTCAAGTGGTAGTGTGTCAGGATTTAAAGATGATCTTGTAAAAACTGTTAAGGAAATTATTAACGCTTGTAAATTATCTCCTAGAGCAGACAATCTTATGATCCGTCTAGTCACATTCAGTGATCAGCTTACGGAAATTCATGGGTTTAAATTACTAACTGATTGTAATTTAACTGATTATGATAATTTCTTAACTCCATATGGATCAACTGCGTTGTTTGATGCTGCTTATAATGGTATTGATGCTACTGTTAATTATAGTTCAACTTTAAAAAAGGGTGATTTTGATGCAAATGGTATTGTATTTGTCATAACGGACGGAGACGACAACGCATCAGGTAGAACTAAAAATGAAGTTAAGAAAATTCTTGCAGCAGCAATTAAAGATGAAACTCTTGAATCTTTAATGACCATTTTAATTGGAGTCAATGTAACTGATTCTGGATGTTTACAATTTTTACAAGATTTCCAAAAAGATGCTGGATTTACACAGTATGTTGATCTTGGGAATGCAACAAAAAATAAATTAGCAAAACTTGCAGAATTTGTTAGTAAAAGTATAAGTGCTCAATCTGCTGCATTGGGAACTGGCGGAAACAGTCAAAGTCTAACAATTTAAAATTCTTGAATTGTTAGTAATTTAGAATCTTTACTCTGGATCAAATTTAAATCAGTTTGATCCAGAGGTATTCTATGAACTGAAAATTGATTTTTATAAATTGTATTTTTAATAGCATTCTTTTTAAAACCAGAATAATTTATATTAAAACGTTTGCAAAATAAATTTAATGAATATGTTATATATTTTTTATTAAGTTTTAAATCATTAATTTCATATTTATATTTTATGTGTGTAATTATATTATTTTCAATTGTTTCTTTTTTATTCATATTATTTTTAAGTTTTTCTATTGTTTCTTTTGTTGCTGGTATTCCTTTATTCCAAGTAGATTTTCCTTTTCTAGACATAGACATTTTCAATTTAGTTTCATAAGACGCTTTTTTACCAATATTAGCTTTTTTTGTTTGATTGATTATATAGTTTTTCTGCTCTTGAGACATAGTTTTCCATTGTAATTTTGATTTTTCAGATAATATTTTTCTTCCACTTTCTGTCATTCCGCGTCCGTTTTTACCTCCGTTTCTTATATTATATCCATTTTCAACACTATTATAATATCGTATCCAATATTTTTCTGCATCGTCTAATTCTTCTTGATCATAACATATATCTAAAATTTCATATTCAAAGTTTTCAGGTCCATATTTTTTAAGAGAATTAAATAAATGAGGTTGTCTACACAGTTCTTTTCTAATGCATTTATATTTATTCCATCTATTATTAATATTTATAGTCTGTCCTATATAAAATTTATCAGAAGGGCTTTTTAAATAATAAATATATCCAATCATAATTTAAACTTTTTTATAATTTAAAGAAATAAATCTTATAAATTCGCTTATTGATCTAAAATTTGATTCTTTTTGTTTATTTTTTAATAATTCAAGTTCTGATTCTGTAACTCTTATGTTGACAATTTTAGTTTTTCGCATATAATATCCTTTGTGTTACGTTTGATATACATTATTTATACCACAATTTTATTATTTTTAAAGGAAATTATGGAAATATTTCAAGATTGCTTTTTCTCTATAGGAAAAACGCACAAAATATGTCAAGATTATGCCGTAACTGAACCAGGAATTATATGTGTTTCTGACGGTTGCTCATCTTCTAATAATAGTGATTTCGGTAGTAGAATTTTAATAAAAATTGCAATACAACATTATAAAAATAATAAAAGTATAAATCCAATTGCAATTATGGATAAATGTTTTGAATGTTGTAGCGTTTTAGATTTAAATTATTCAGCATTAGATGCTACGTTATTATTTGCAACAATTGAAAATAATAAATTCAATATAGTAATGGCAGGAGACGGTACAATAGTTGCTAGAAAAAAAGATAAATCTGTTGTTATTAAAAATATTTTTTATAAGGGTAATGCTCCACTATATTTAAGTTATTTCAAAAATCCAGGTAGAAAAAAAGCAAGAGAAGAAATGTATGATTGTACTAAAACAATCGAAACTATTACAATAATTCCTGGAACAACTCAAAATCCAGCTATAGAAGAAACCTCAATTAATGAAATAGAAAATTTCACATTCAATTGCGATGAATATGAAATGGTATCTTTAATGACTGATGGAATACAATCGTTTTCAAAAGAAGTTATATCACAGACAACTAAAACTGTAGAATCTTGCAATGATTTAATATTAATTAGTAATTTAATAGATTATAAAAATTATAATGGACAATTCGTACAAAGACGTTGCCAAAAGTATTTAAAAGAATGTTATGACCAAAAAATAATTAATAATGACGATTTTACAATAGCCACTATATTTACAAGGTGATATTATTTAGCAAATTTAATTCATTTATAGTTTTATTTTCATCCCAATAATAAGGAATTTCTAATAAATATATATTATTTTCTTTGCAATATTTTTTAATTTCGTCATCTCGTTTTTGTTGATTTTCAAAATTAATATTAGCACGTTCTTTTGAAATTCCTCCAAAATTTACTGGTTCGTAATGTTGTTTTCCATTATATTCTATTATAACTTTAACACCTAAATTATTTTCAAAATAAAAATCAACAAAATATTTTTTATTATTTATAATAATTAATTTGTGGTGATGAAAATTGGAAAATTTATTTATTTTATATATTAAGTCGTATATATTTTTTTCGGATTTTCCTATTGCACATTTTGGACAAATTTGGTTATTGTCCAAAATATTATTAGGTTTAGCGTTCCATATGTTATTACATATTAAACATTTAAACTGTATTTTTGTACGATTATTTATATAATTATCAATTCTTTGTATATTTCTATTTTTTAAACGAACATCTAATATTTCGTTTGATAATTTTTTAACTTTTGCGCAATATGAACATCCATGATTCATTAAAATATCATTTGGTTTTATAAATAAAATGTTATTACATATTAAACATTTAAATTGTATTTTTGTATTATTGTTTATATAATTATCAATTCTTTGTATATTTCTATTTTTTAAACGAACATCTAATATTTCGTTTGATAATTTTCCATTATTTGAGCATTTTGGGCATCCGTGTCCTCTAAAAATATCTTGCATTCTACAAGTCCAAATATGATTATCTTTTAAACATATTATAGTTATTTTTCCGAGATATGGTGCTGAAATTCTTTTAATACTTTTATTTATATTAAATATTCTTTTATCTATTTCTTCTAAAGATAATTTTTTCATTTATATCATTTTCCTTTTATAAAATTTTCTATATCTTTTTCAGAATAAAAATATTTACGTTCTCCTATTAAATGTCCGTTTAAACCTTTATTTTTACGCCAATCACGCACAGCTTCCATAGAAACATTGAACTTGACAGACAATTCTTTGGCAGTATAATAAGTTTCGTTATTGATTAATATTGTCATTTTGGCTCCTTATATAAGTATTTATACAATATTATAACATAAAAAGAAAGAAATTTATGAATGTATATATAAAAGGTAAAAATGGAACCATAACATTAGATAAAAATGATTTTATTGCTTGTGGAGGACAAGCATCTGTGTATTCTAAAAATAATACTGCTTATAAAATTTATAACGATATAAAAGATTCAATTCCAATTGCAAAAATAAAAGAATTATCTGTTATTACTGATAATAATATTATTAAACCTGTTGACATTTTATTAAATGATAAAAATGACCATATAGGTTATACAATGAGATATATAAAAGATAATTATTCTTTATGTCAACTGTTCACTAAAGCATTTAAACAACGTAATAATATATCACCAGATGATTCTTTTAAATTAGTACAAAAAATACAAAATTTAGTTAAACATATACACGAAAAAAAGATATTGATTGTTGATCTAAATGAAATGAACGTATTGGTAAATAATAAATTTAATGATGTTTATTTTATAGATGTAGATTCATACCAAACTCAAAATTATCCTGCTACTGCTATCATGGAGTCTATTCGTGATAGACATACAAAAGTTTTCAATGAAGGTTCTGATTGGTTCTCATTTGCTATTCTAGCATTCCAAATGTTTATTGGTATTCATCCATATAAAGGTAAACATCCTAGTATCACCAATATAGATGATAGAATGTTGAAAAATATTTCTGTATATAATAATGACGTAGACGTACCAAAAGTATGTTACGATTTTAATATAATTCCAAAAAATTATGAAAATTGGTTTAAAGCTGTTTTTGAAAATGGAAATAGATTACCTCCACCAAACGAAGGAGATATTGTACAACTTATTCAAACCATCAAGAAAATTGTTGGTAGTAATAACTTTATAATAGATGAAATTATGGATACAACTGATGATATTATAAATTATGTTCACAGTTATGGCACAGAATTATGCGTAACTGAAAAAAGCGTTTTCTTAAATGGGAAAGATTTAAAATTTAAAATTGAACCTGGACATATCGGGTTTACTTCAAAATTAAATCACGCAATAAATGCTTATAAACAAAATAATACACTTAAACTATTTGATATTAATACTCAAAGGGATATTCCTATCAATTTAGATATAAGTGACGTAATGGCTTATAAAGACAGAATTTATGTTAAAAGTGGTCATAATGTAGTGGAAGTTATTTTTAATGAAATTGGCACTAATATAATGCCATCTATGAAAATCGTAGGAACTTGTCTTGATACTAATGCATCTAAATTATATCCTGGGGTATTAGTACAAAATTTCATTGGATCATATTTTATATCGTTGTTTCCAAATTCTGGTGAATGTTACCAGATTCCTATGAAACAATTATCTGGATACAGAATAGTTGATGCTAAATTTGATAGTAATGTATTAATGGTTATAGGAATTAAAGCTGGAAAATATGATAAGTTTATTTTCAGATTTAATGAAACTTATTCTGAATGTGATATGAGAATAGTTAAAGATATTCAACATAATGGGTTTAATTTTGTAGTATTAGATAAAGGTATATGCGTAAATATTAACGAAAATGAAGAAGTTGAACTATTTTCAAATAAAAAAGATAGTGCAAATATCAAAGTTATTAAAGATAATGCTATTAATAGTGATATGACTCTTTATAAAAATGCTAATATTACAATGTTTAGTAATGGTAGCACTATGTTTACATTAAAAATGAAACCTTGACTTATTAAAATAATAAATTATAATAATGAAAAGGAAATTATATGATAATTAAAGTTGATCAATTTTTATTAAATACTGATTATATTGTATTTGTTGTCCCAATAAATAATGATTTTTTTAAAATCGAAATGATTGACCGACATTACATAACTGTTAAAAATGAAAATCAAATAGAATTACAAAAAATTTATAATAAATTTATAAAACAATTAGGAGTGAAAGATGTTTAAAATATTTGAAAAAGACGGAAAAATCAATTTCGTAGATGATAAAAATGTCCTAGTAGGATTTGATTATCAACAATCGTGTTGCGAAAGTTTTGGTTATTTTATTTCAGAATTAGAACCAGTAAATGTTGAAACTATAAATTTTGATCACGAACCTATTGGTGGAGATTATAATGTCATTAATTGTTCAGAATTTGATTTTTCTGGATATAATTTTGATACTAATTATTATAGCGGTGGAGTAGGAAACGACTCTGTTATATTTAAAATAACAAATAATGAAAAACCATTATATTTATGCTTATATAATCATCACAATGGTTATTATGGACACGGATTTCATATGGAACATAGTGGAAAAATCATTGCAAGTGGAGTTCTATGACCTATAAAATCATACCGTTTAAAAAAGATCGCTTTATTATAGTTGATAATAAAGGCACAGTTATTGATGACGCACAAGGACATGGATTCAAAACAAAACCATCAGCACATAAATATGCATACTATATTATAAATAAAAAAGAATTAGAAGAACGTAAAATTATAGCTGAACAGTTTATTGCAGATAATCCTAAAATTAAAGATTATGCCCAAATTTTTGATATTGACAATATACAAAATGAAATTAAAATAAATCCAGAATATAATCCATGGAAACATTTTATATCAATTATAAAAAAAGAACAAAAAGAATTACATGCAAAATTATGCGAAAATCTTAAAATTAAAAATTCAATTAAACGAGTTTTAATAGAAAGCGCCGGATTTATATGAGTTTAAAAGATAGAATTAAAGAAATATTTATAGAAAATTATCTAAATGAACGTGAAAATGATGAAAAACAGATATTAAATGCCACAGAAATATATAATAAAATATTAGAATATATAAACATTTTACCAATCGTCAAATTAAAAGAATTAGATTTAACATTAGTATTCACAACTTCTCAAAAAGATTATACAGCAGCATTTAGTAAAAATATAAATACTATATTCATTAATTGTTATCCTCGTTTTCAAAATGAATACAAAAATAGAGATTATAAAGAAATATATTTAAAGTCAAAAGAATCCGTTATTCATGAATTAATTCATTATTTAGATTCAATGAGAATAAATGTAGAAGAACAACCAGATGGGTTTTATATCACCCCAAAAGAATTTAATGCTTACTTTTTATCAGTTTCGTCAGAATTTTATGATTTATTGAATGATATTAAAAATAAAAATCCAAACAATTTAAATTCATTTTATAATACTTTTGGTAAAACAGTAAACGAATTTATTAAATTAGTGTTTAATTATATAGATAGTAAAAATAATGATTTGAAAACTGCCATAGATAATGACCCAAAATATAAATATAAATGGAATAAAAGAATATATCAATTATATTTTGAACTAAAAGATAAATTTATGAATAAAATAATAAAGGAAGACGTAAATGGTTGAATTTAATAAAATTAATAAATTAAAAGATTTTTGGTGTTTTGTAATGGATTGCGAAGGATATTGGTACAAAATTCCAGTTAATAAAAAATATCAATTTGAACGATGGGTTGAAAATGTTGAATCTATGGAAATTATATATGATGATGAAGATTTTACCAAATATAGATGCATGCATCCTGTTAATTATATGTTTAAAGATGTTACAACTTTAAAAGAAAATATATAAATAAGTATAAAAGGAATATAGTATGAATAAACTAATAACTCTTTTATCAATATTAATAGCCTTAGTGCTACTACCACCTAATGTACATGGTGGGTGATGTGGAGGAGGCGGTGGAGGTTCTTCCGCACCAACAGCAGGACAAATAGCTATTACTCAATTTAATTCTTTTAAATTTAATAATAAGATTTCAAATGCACCAGAAATTATCTTTTATTATACAGATGAAACTATTCAACGTGGAAAAAATAAAGTAGACTCTTTAGATACTATACAATGTAAAAAAATTGAAGACTCACTATTATCAGGAAAACATAACAATTGCATATTAGGAGCATTATTACCATTATTTAAACAAACTAAAGCCAAAGCAGATGCTAAAAATAAACCAACTACTTTCGTATTCAAAACTTCTGATGGTAAAACAATAGATTGCTTATTTGGATCAAAAACCAATGTTAATAACTTAATTAACTCAATGCTCAAAACTCTAAAAGAAGATAATGTTAAAATTGATCAAAATAATTTAAATATTGTGTCAAAAGCTATTAAAACTATGGGATTGTTAATTGATAAAAAAGATTCACTTGAAAAAGAAAAAACATCATATGAATCACAATTGAAAACATCAAAAAATAAAGCATTAGTACAACAAAGATTAAATCAAATTAAACCAAAATTGGAAGTAGCAACTAAACAATTAGAAGAATGCCAAAAACTTATTAAATCGTTAAAAGGAT